AACCGCCCCAGCCTGAACGGTTTTACCGCCCTCAACTGCTGGAGTCGACCGCTTCGATTCGGTCACCTCACGATCCGCCTGGGCTTTAGCCGCCGAAGCAGCAACCTCCCCGAACCTCATGTGAGCGTACGCAGCATCCAAGTTGGGGATTCCATTCGAGAGCGCATGCTGAAACAGTGCACGCTCGTCAAAATCACCGTACTTGGACTTCAATCCAACGACTTCCTTGTCGATGGCCTGTTGTCTCGCTGCTGCAGCCTGAGACTCCATCTGGGCTTCAATCTTTGCTATGCGCTGCTCGGTGGGATCCATGTCTTCCCACGAATCATCAGATTCGGGAGATACCTGGGTGTCCGACACACCAAACGCAGTTGACAACGCAGCGATTGTCCCAGCGGGATCCGACTCCAACGCGTTAGCGATGGCTTCGGCCTGCTGCAACCTTTGACGATCAGATGCCAACTCCTGCGTCTTACGGGTGTAATCCGACTGGCGTTGGTATCCGCTTTGAAGTTCCTCCAGTGTGACCGTCTGCTCCTCACCGTCCACCTTGATGGTGTACGTCTCGGACTCAACGGTTTCTGTTGATTCTTCTGTTGAAGCCTCTGGAATGTCCGCCGATTCGACGGGTTCCACTGGTTCTGATTCTGGCACTTGGCCTCCAAGGAATCCTAGATGGTTGTTCCTGATAGAAAGTTACGGTGTCCCACTTCGATCACAAAGAAGGCAGTTCTATCCCCATTTGATTCTGCAACTGAGCCAACAACTCGGGGGGAACACCACCAGTCGGCGCAAAAGCGCCGACCTGGTCAGGAACAGGAGGCATCATCACCCCATTCTGAGGCATCCCCATAGGAGGCGCACCCCCACCCCCCTCGGGGGCCATCGGCTGCTGCTGCACCAAAAACTTTTCAGGATTCTTGATGTCGAACCCATCACGCAACACATGCAAAGCCAGCGCCTGCGGATCAATAACAGTGCCAACCAGAGGCGCAATAGCGTTCAACAATGAAACAGCCTGCTGCTTACGAATCGTGTCATTGATCGGCTGCGTAGAACCACCCTCCACGGTGAAATCGAACTCACCGATAATGTCCTCACGGACATACGACACAAACTGATCCTGCCCATCTGGGCCAGCGATACGGGCAATCTGCTCACCCGTCATGTACTGCTGCATCAACTGCAACACCCGCCTGGCGATCCGACCAATAGCCAACTCGACTATCGCCAACTTGTCAGCAGCCCTAGCGTTCGCAGCATCCGCAATAATGGATGCTTCTGTCGCTGTACGCCTAATCTCAGGCATCTGCCCACGGGCATACTCGTTGACGCCAGACACCGTGTTGATGTCCTGCTCAATAATGTTGGAGTAAGCATATATTTCGGGGCTGAGAGGCGACTGCGGCATCGGCACCACAACCTCGCTGAGAGGCTTGTTCTCGTCAACAACGGGAACAAGACGCCCATCGTCATCAGATTCCAACGCCTCACGGCCCTCAGGGCCAAATGAGCGTTCATGGTACAAATATTTGCGGGCGTACCGTTTGCGGTCATTCATCAACTGCGAACGGGTCTTATCCAACTCCAACTGCAAAGATTCGATGGATTCGAGGTCACCCAGGGGGTAGAAGCGGTCTGGGATGTCGTAGTTGCGCAACATAATGAACGGCTGCCCGTAGGCGTACGGCATCGGTATCGGATCTAGGAGAAACTCGTCACCGTTCTCGGCACACACCGACACAGTGTTCGACTCGATATCGTAGTATTCGTACAAGGTGATGCGGTCATCGTCGACGTACTGCTCTGTTGTTCCCAACCCGTCATCGCGGGCGCCCTTGACGCCCGCATCGGCAGACAAACGCTTCCGCACCGACGGCTTATACCGCTTGTCCGACTGAACGTCCTCCAGGGACCGCACGATGCGTTGCGCTATCCACGCAATGTCATCCATGCATGTTGCTTCAGGATCAACGAAAATGTCGAACGGGGATACCCGTTCAACGAACGCCTGATCCTCAACAATCGTCATCGCAGACGTAGGCAGATTCGCTGCGATCTCGTCGTTCGTTGGCAAATCGCCCGCCAGGGCAGGCATTTCCATCGCCGCAGAGTCGGCCGTGGCAACCTGCTCGGCGTACATGGCGTCCAAATCGCGATCCCCCAGGGTCTGCTCCTGTTCAACGAACCGCCACCCAACTTTCAACCAGCCATGTCCAAAGATCAGAAAGTCTTTGACAGCACGCCTGAATGGCTTCTGATAGTCGTGATGGCGCCACAAGTAGTTGATGACAGCCTCATTGGTGGAAGCCTGGGCTTCGTTGTCAGGCAGCGTCGCTGATACAACAATCTTTGGATGGTTCACCGCAACCGAGGGCGAAATAACGTTGATGGTCGAAAATGCCAGATTGACGGCGATCAGATCAGATGTCGTTGACGCGGTTGAGGGCCAATGCTTCCCACGGTACAGGTCGCCCAGGCGACGCCAAGTGTCGTCGTACCCCTCGTCGTCACGCCACTTGCGAGCCAACTCCAAACGACGCTTATACGAGTCGAAACGTTCCGAACGTGTCTTACGGCCCATTACACCCACCGTTTCCCAACAAGTTCAATGTTGCGTCCCTGCGACTTCGCTTCCGCAACAACCTTCGCCTCACGTTGCTTCATTGTGAGATCCTGTTCGTCGGCTGGGAGGGTTTCGCGATACCCGCGGCCCACATCAAACTTGACGCCAAGCAGTTTTTTACGCCACGCCCAAAGTTCGTTGAGTTCCAGACGCGTCTTCGGACCCTGCTGGGCCTCCACGTATCTGGCGAAATCATTGAACGATGCGTTTGGCGGAAGAACCGCCACCGCTACGGCTGCTTAGAAGCAGGTTCAACCTTGCCGCTAAGACCATGCTGGTTCTCAGGCGTATCCTTCGTGGTGATCTCACCGTATTCGCCAGTCTGATTGGCATACTTGGGTGAACCCGACCGAATAGTCGCCTTCTGCGACCCCGTTTCAGTCACACGGTTCACCACGACACTGCCGCCACGATCCAACTTGTTGTTGCGGCCCTTAGAGCCGTCAACTGTCTGCGTGCCACTAGTATGTGACACAAAGTTTGCTGCCATTAGAAACCATCTCCGTGGTTGGTTGTAGGAAAGAACCGCTAAGTCCTCATCAGGAAGGACGAGGTGTCCCACTTGCGCCCCCGCGAACAGCATGAACCCCTATTTGGAACGGATTCTCAGACTGAGTCCCAGATTGGCGGCGAAACCAATCAACCGTCCAATAATCGTCAACATCGGCAGCAAACTCGGGAGCATGCGCATATTTGCGCATCTGATTCGCCAAAGCCAAAGCCATGACACGGTCATCAAACGGAGACCCAGACATCGACCCCCGCTCGTTGCGCACAAAAGTACGCAACTCCGCCACAGTGTGCTTATCACGCAACGCCAACTCGTCGTTCTTCAACGCAGTCGCCAAATCGTCAATCATCAACGGCTTCGACGTACGCGTCGTCTTCCACCCATACTCCTGCGTCACCCTGTCCGACACCTTGTTCAACGACCGCTTCCGAAACAACCTCGGATACCCCAACTGCCGCAACACAGTCAACGTCGTCAAACCATGATTGTTCGACTCGACGCAACACAACGCATCCCGATACCACAAACCAACATTCAAAACCTCCTGAGCCAACTCATCAGGCGGAATGTGCCCATGCCAAACAGCAGCCTGCACCCCAGACGACACAGCCAACACCTGGATACACGAATAATCGCCATGACCCAAACCCTCAGCCGTATCAACCCCCAACACGTACGCCTCCTGCGGCTGCGGCCGCTCCCACACAACGAAACTCATTGCCTGAACTCCAATACCCGTGGCTGCAACTCATGCAGCCACCCATCGTCACCGCTGATACACCCCCGCAGCAACACATCCAATACATCCAAATCGAACACAGGGTTACCCGACTTGACAAACGCCTCCTCGGCAGTAGTCGGATACTCCTGAGCCAACTGCCAAGGCAGCATCGACCGCCGCTTCTCCTCATACCAGGCATCGCCACGATCCTCCGTAGCAGACCACGGAAAAAACATTGATTCAAACCTATTGACACCAGCCTCCGCCCCAGTCCACAACTGGTGAAAAAAGTTGCCAGACCCATTGGCCGTGCTGAGACCAATGATGCGGCCACCCACATCAGCCACAGGTTCAATAGAGGACCAAGCCTCCTCAGGGTTCGGCAGAAACGCCCACTCATCGACAACAATCAACGTTGCAGACTCGCCACGGGCAGGATCCGAAGCAGACGGCATCGACGTAATCATCGAACCATTATCAAACGACATGCGTTGCTGATGCTCCACCAACGACTCAGGCCCCCTGGCAACCATCCACTTCGGCAAATGCCTGAACCCGTACTTCGTTTTCCTGAGAAGCAACACAGCCTCACGCTCAGTACGCGACAAATCAATAATGTTCTGATCATCACGAAAAAATGCCAACCAAAACTGGTGCGCAGCCACCAACGTCGTCCAACCAATCTGACGAGCCTTCAAAGTCAAACTGTACCGATTGCGGCCCCACTGCTTCAAAGCCTCATCCTGAGCGCCACGCAACTTGAACAAAATACGGCCATGCGCAGGATGCGCAATACACCAATACTTCTCCAAAAAATATTTTTCATCGTCGCGGCAGCGACGCCATTCGGCCTCCTGCCGCAACTCCTGCAAACGAGACAACGGCTACTCAACCAGCCTCAACCGCGGCGTCCACTCGTTACGCCACACAGAAGGAAGATGATTCGCCTCGACCTGGCCGCGTTCCATTGCCGAAGCGTACGGGCGGATCACAAACGTACACGGATCCTCCGTCTCCCACAACTCGTCTTCCTCAAGCGTGGTCGGAATACCATCATGGGTAGAACATACAGGAGGACCACACCACCCTGCTTTTATCCCCTCGGCCAACCAATCCGATTGCGTTTTCCCCGACACGGCCTAACCTCCTAAAGTGGCTTCCTTGGTGACTCTTTCCAACATGCGTTCCACAGTGTACACCACAACAGTGAACATGACGGCGGATGCCAACACAACCAAGGTCCGACTAGTCACGTAAAGCCCACCAAGCAGGTCTCAACCCCCACTCAGCGAACTCTTGGCGTTCCAAGATGCGGCGCTGCACGCCAGCATCAAACCGTGCCTTGTTGCGGGCCTTGCGACGCCTCTTCTCACCCCTGGTCATCTAATCCTC